GCTTTAGACGAAGCGATGAGTAAATAAACAAATGATAAGGTATTGCAACACTTTGGAGGCAACGGTGGGAATCGAACCCACATACAAGGATTTGCAATACTTTGTTTTATTATTAACCCTAACAATTTGAGGAGTAGATAACGAGTATGGTAAAAGAAGGTACGAGTACGAGCTTACAGGATCAAGAGCAAATTAGAGAAGGAACTTGGATTAAACTTGGTAAAGACCGTTATGACCGAGCCGAAAGAAAGAATCAGTCAAAAGGTAGAAATAGTGTAACACCACCATTTGTCTATGTTCAAAAACAGTTGTTAGTACCTTTATCAGAACGAATCGAATTATTTATAAAATCACAATACAAAGTTGCAGGCCGAAGACATACAGCAAGTGAACCATTAAAAGATTTAAACGACTCTAAAAAAATTGCACTTATAACTTTAAAAATAATTATTGATTGTATTGCCTCACATAAAACTTTAGCACAGACAGCATTACAAATTGGTAGTATGATTGAAGTTGAACTTCAGAACCAAGTGTTCAAAGCAAAAGAACCTCACCTTCACACAGTTGTTTTAAGAGATTTGTTAAAAAGAACTAGCAATGTCAAACACCGTAAACGAGTTTTTGCACATACCCTAAACAAGTACAAAGTTGAAGTTGATAAATGGGACATAAGAAAACAAGCACTTGTTGGATTAAAGTTGGTTGATCTTTGTATTAAAAGTACAGGCCTTTGTCAGTTAAAACCTGTTAGAGAACGTAAAGATAAAACTGTAAATTATTTAGTATTGAAGCCTGAAGTAGAGCAAAAAATTAAAGATAACTCGTTTCAATGTAGTGTACTTACGCCATATTACAAAGCGATGATAGTACCACCTAAACCATACTCTACACCTTTTAATGGGGGCTTTCATAATGAGTATCTTTCCAAACAACCATTAATTAAAACTCACGATTATACTTATTTACACACATTAGATAACGATAAACTAAAAGATTTTTACGATGCAGTAAATCACTTGCAATCAGTACCGTTTAAAATTGATAAGGATATGTTTGATGTATTTAAAACTATATGGGACAATAATTTAAGGTTGGGTAAGTTTCCCGATAGAGAAAGTTTACTTGATGAAAAAGGTAAACCAAAAGGTATTTATAGAGATCCTAAAGTAGATGAAATACTTGAACTAAGAATTAAATACAAAAGAGATCTTAACCGAGTTTACAATGATGAAATAGCTAGGTCGTCTAAAGTATTAAATACATTAGTTGCTATTGATTTAGCTATTGAATATTTAGAATTTGAAAGAATTTACTTTGCAATTTTTGCTGATAAACGAGGTAGGTTGTATTGTATGGGAACTACCATCACCTATCAGACTGATCAAAAAATTAAGTCGTTAATAACATTTGCAAATAGTGAACCACTTAACGAGGTAGGAAAATTTTGGTTATATGTTCACGCTTCTAACACTTGGGGTAATGATAAAGTTTCTTTTAATGATCGTTATGCCTTTACAGAAGAAAAACTTAACGAGTTTATCAGCTACGCTGATGCCCCTCTGGATAACAAGGGTTGGAACTTCGCAGATAAACCTATGGAATTTCTTAATACTTGTATGCACCTTAAACGAGTTAAAGAGCAAGGTCTGGGGTACCTGTGTAATTTACCTGTGTCAATGGACGCTACTTGTTCAGGACTTCAGGTTTTATCTATATTAATGCGTGATGAAAACACAGCAAGAAAAGTAAATGTATTACCTAGTGATGTACCACAAGACATTTACACAGCAGTTGCAGAAAAAGTTAAAGCAGAAGTAGAACTGAAAGCAGGACAAGGATCACAGGAGGCTAATCGTTGGTTACAGTTTGGTATTACAAGAAAAATAGTAAAACGAAACATTATGACTTATGTGTACTCGTTAAAACCCTATGGTGCTCGCCAACAAATTTTTGATGAATACAAAAGCATCATTGAATTTAATCCCGAAAAGAAAGTGTTAGCAGATGATGGTTTTAGTGATTGTCGTTGGTTAGCTAAAATAGTTTGGGATAAAATGGAACAAGAAATAGATTTAGAGGCACAGTTAATGAAGTGGTTTCAAGATTGTGCAAAGTTATTTGCTAAAGCTAATATGGTTATGAAATGGGTTACACCTATGGGTTTTCCTGTGGAAATGGACTATAGATATTTAATTCCATTTAAAGTTAAAACAGCAATAAGTGGATCATTAGTTTACACAACATATAGGAGAGAACTAAATCGTAAAGATTCTAGGAAATTTTCTTCATCGGTGTCACCCAATATCGTTCACTCACTTGATGGTTGCGTAGCCCAAGCAGTTGCTTTGTATTGTAAAAATGCAGAAAATCCTATTAACGATTTGTTAATGGTACACGATAGTTTTGCTACTAATCCAAATAGAGTTGACCAGCTGCATCAAATTATAAGACAAGTCGTTATTGACCTGTTTAAAAACGATTATCTTAACGAGTTACACAGGAGCTGGGAAGCTCAGCTGCCAGCAAAATTACGAACTCGTTTAACTCCACCACCTGCACGTGGAAATTTGGACATCAACGAAATTGCACATAGTAAGTATTTTTTTAGTTAAATAGTTGCGAAAGCGATACTAAATAATATATAACAAAAAACAGAAAGGGCACTAATGAAACTATTTGTATATGGAACACTTAAAGAAGGGTACGCACTAAATTACGTATTATCTAAAAGTAAAAAGATAGGAACTTATATTACAAAACGAAAAGGTTTTATGATGACGGGTTTTTGGTTTCCGTTGGTATGGGAAAAAAAAGATTCGCAATATAAAATTAAGGGAGAACTTTACGAAGTTAATCCTGATGATTTGCGTAATGCAAATCGTATTGAACTTGGTGCGGGTTATGAGTTTAAAGAAATAGACAAAGGTGTCTTTGGATATATTTATCCTAAAAAGAAAGACTTAAAATCTTTAAACATAATTACAAATAAAAAAGAAAAATACTATGAGTGGCGAGAATATGATGATTTTCCAAAATAATTATGAAACTAACTTTGTTATTATTAATGTTTAATGGAACTATAATACAAGCTACGCTACCAAAAGTATTTAATAGTTTAGATAAGTGTTATGATTATGCTGAAAAGTGGCGTAACAAAAATGCTAAACACAGTTGGGATAATCCAAAAGGTCAAGGTTGGTATTTAAATAATGATAAGGGAACTTATCAAGGTTTTTATTGTAAGTAAATAGTCTCGCTTTCAATAAATTCTCACAAAGGAGAACAAACATAGAGGCACTCTTGGAGGTAAAACACATATGATAGACGAAAAGAAAATCCATACGACACCCGTTGGTGTTGCGAATTATCCGTATATTTTTACGGCAGATACGCAATTTGAAAAAGCAGGAGTATTTTCTGTAAAGTTAATACTTTCTGATAGTGAAGCTAAACCATTTGTAAAAGTGTATGAGGAAACGTTGAAAGCACGTCAGCAAAAAGAAAATACTGACAAAAGATCAGCACATAATCAATACAAAGTTTTAAAAGATGGTGGCATAGAGTTTAAATTTAAACTCAAACAAAAGGTAACAATGAGGGACGGAACTGACTTCGAGCAAAGACCGAAGATTTTAAATGCCGACAAAACTGTAGCAGAAGAACAACCTGTATATAGTGGCAGTAAAATGAAGATCGCCTTTCAAGCTGTATCTTGGCATAACAACTTACAAGGAGTGGGAGTAAGTTTAAGACTGAAAGCTGTTCAATTAATTGAAGTTGTATCCGAGAAACCAAAATCAAACGGAGATAAAAAATCTTCTGATTATGATTATGGCTTTGGAGAGGAAAAGGTTTCCAATGTACCTAGTGGGAAAAAAGAAGCACCCGTATCGCAAGAAGCGGACTTCTAGTTATCGGAGTGGGCTTGAAGAAAACGTTATCAATAACTTAAAACAAAGAAACATTAATTTTAAGTATGAGAAACGAGTGGTTTGTTACTTCAAGCCTTCAACGAAACATAAATATACACCCGATATTGAATTAGATAACGGAGTGTTAATTGAGATCAAAGGTTTTTTTAAAAGGGAAGATAGGAAAAAACATTTGTTAGTCAAGGAACAACAACCTGATTTAGATATTAGATTTGTATTCGGTAATTCTAGAAACAAAATCTACAAAGGATCTAAAACAAGTTATGCAGATTGGTGTAATAAACACGGATTTGTATTTGCTGACAAAGTTATTCCTAATGATTGGATAACGAGGAAGGATTATGAAAATACAAAAAACAACAGACGAATGGAATAAATTAATAAAAGAAAAAGATGAACAGATACGGGCTCTTTATAAACGAGTTAAAGATAGCCAAGCTGTTAGTGAAGCACATCAAAAATTAAATGGTGTACTTCAATCTGAAAACACAGAATTAAAACAACAACTTAAAAAGGTAGAAGATGATCGCCTTAACGCAGGAAGGTGGATACCTCTAAATGAATAATGATGACAGCGAGTTTATTAAACATTTACCGTGTACACATTGTTCCTCGTCTGACGGAATGGCACTCTATTCTGATGGTCACACTTTTTGTTTTGTTTGCAACACTACTACTAGGGGGAATGATAATAATATGGTGGCTACAAGCAGTACTAGGACAGATTTATTACAAGGTAAAGCAATTAGTTTACCAAAGAGAAAACTTACTTTGGAAACCTGTAAGAAATGGGATTACAAAATTACAGAAGTTAATGATGAGCCTGTACAAGTAGCAACTTATTACGACAAAAGTAAAAAACCTGTATTTCAAAAATTAAGATACAAAGATAAACAATTTAAAACACTTGGAGATATAAGCCAAGCTACACTATATGGCCAAAACCTATGGAGTGGTAATGCTAAAATTTTATGTGTTTGTGAGGGCGAGATAGATACGTTAAGTTTATCTCAACTTTTCAATCATAAATATAGTGTTGTTGGTATTCCTAACGGAGTTAACGGGGCAGTTAAGTCGTTAAAGAAGCAACTAGAATTTATTGAAAGCTATGAATCTGTAATATTTTTCTTTGACCAAGATGATGCGGGTCAAGAATGTGCAAAGAAATGTGCTGAACTGTTATCAGTAGGTAAAGCTAAAATAGCAAACTTTGAACTAAAAGACGTGAATGAAATGTTAGTACACGGCTTAGGTTCAGACGTAATAAAAGCTATGTGGGAAGCTAAGACTTACCGACCTGATGGTGTAGTTGCAGGTGAGGAGCTTTGGGAAGTAATTAAAAAAGAAGATGAGAAAGCGACAGCTTTTTATCCTTATGAAGGACTAAATAGAAAACTATTTGGTATTAGAAAAAGAGAAATAGTCACAATATGTGGTGGTTCAGGAATTGGTAAGTCGTTAATGACTAAAGAAATTGCTTACCATTTAATAAAAAAAGGAAAAAGAATAGGGATTATATCTCTTGAAGAAAGTTTAAAGAGAACTTGTGAGGGTATATTAGGATTACATTTAAATAAACCTATTCATATAGACAGAGATAAAGTTTCTGAAACAGAATTAGAACAAGCATACAAAGAAACAATCGGTAATGGTAACGTATTTTTATATGATCATTGGGGATCTGTAGAAGAAAATACAATATTAAATAAAATTAAGTATTTTGCTAAAGCATTAGACATAGAATATTTATTTATAGATCACATATCAATTATTGTTAGTGGCCTTGAAACTAACGATGAAAGAAAAACAATTGATTTGTTAATGACAAGATTAAGAGCATTAACAGAACAATTAAATATTGGTGTAATAATTATTTCACATCTTAAACGACCCGAAGGAAATAAAGATCATACTGATGGCTTAAAAACTTCACTAGGACAATTAAGAGGTAGTGCAAGTATTGCACAATTAAGTGACATTTGTGTTGGTGTAGAAAGATCACTCTCTGATCAAGAGAATGGAAAGAAAACTTTAGTTAGAATTTTAAAAAATAGATTTGCAGGTATCACAGGTATTGGAACAACACTTCAATACAATTCAGATACAGGAAGGTTACAAGAATATGAAACAACCAATAATTTTTGATATAGAAACAGATGGTCTAAAACCATCAAAGGTACATTGTCTAGTCTTACAAAAAGATGGAAAAGAAATTTCGTTCGTTGGACGGGATATACCGAAAGGTATTGATTTACTTGCTGACAATTTAATCGTGGGACATAACGTAATTAAGTACGACCTTCCTGTACTTAAACGTTTGTATGACTATGATCATAGCCCTGATCTAGTACACGACACTCTATGTTTAAGCCGTCTTATCTACCCTGACATCGCAAATAGCGTAGATTATAAGTTGTTAGCAAGTGATCGCATTGAACGATCAACAGTTGGAAAACATAGTTTAAAAGCTTGGGGTCAAAGATTAAATTTTCATAAAGGTGATTTTGCAGAGATATATAGCTTTGATACTTTTACTCCTGCTATGCTTGAATATTGTATTCAAGATGTAAAACTTACATCATTACTTTATAAAAAATTATTAGAAAAAGGATTTAGTCAAGAAAGTATAGATCTAGAACACGAGATAGCAAACATACTTAAACAACAAGAAGAAAAAGGATTTGGCTTTGATGAAAGTAAAGCACAAGATTTACACGTTAAATTATTAGGTAGAACACATGATCTTAAATTAAGTTTAGAAAGTAGATTTCCTGATTGGCAGGTAGATCTTGGTGAATTTATACCAAAAGTTAATAACAAAAAACTTGGTTATAAAAAAGGTGTAGCTATTAGAAAATCTAAAACAATGAAGTTTAATCCATCTAGTCGTCAACACATATCAAATAGACTTATGGAATTAAGAAACTGGAAACCTAAAAAGTTTTCTGAAACAGGATTACCAATAGTAGACGAAGAAACATTAGGACATTTAGATTATCCTGAAGCTAAAGAACTAAACGAATATTTATTAATTGAAAAAAGATTAGGTATGTTAAGTGATGGTAAAAACGCTTGGTTAAAAGTTGTTAAGAATGGACGAGTACATACTAATTATATAACGAACATAACTACAGGCAGAATGAGTAGTAGGTCACCTAACTTACAGCAGGTGCCTAGTATAAATTCTCCTTACGGCAAAGAATGCCGTGAGCTTTTTATTCCCTCTTTAGGTTATGTACTTGTAGGGTGCGATGCGTCAGGATTAGAAGCTCGATGTCTTGCACACTACATTTATAATTACACAGGTGGTAAAGAGTATGTAGATTTAATTTTAAATGGCGACATACACACATATAATCAAAAGAATTTAGATTTAAAATCTAGGGCTCTAGCAAAAACTATTCTTTATGCAGTTTTATATGGAGCTAGTGCTAGACGAGTTTCAGAAATATTAGACTGTACAATTTTTCAAGCTAAAGAAGTATTAGAAAAGTTTTATAAAGTGTTGCCTTTCTTACAAGAAATAAAACACGATATAATTTATAAATTAGAAAGCACAGGATATATAAAAGCTATTGATCAAAGAATACTTACAATACGAAGTGCTCATTCGAGTTTAAATGCGTTGATCCAAAGTTGCGGGGCAATAGTTATGAAAAAAGCATTAACTATACTTTGGGATAAATTAAAAGGTATAGACGCATTTGTAATTGCAAACATACACGATGAATTTCAAATAGAAACTAAACCCGAACTTGCAGATAAAGTAGGAAAGTTAGCGGTAGAAAGTATACAAGAGGCAGGGCATCACTTTAAATTAAGGGTACCATTGGGAGCTGAATACCGTGTTGGAAAAAACTGGGCTCAAACCCATTAACAAAAAATGGAGAAAGTGGGCATCGAATGCGTTATGCAATCAACGGATACGTCAAGGTCACGATTGTGGTTTATCAATAGACGAGTTAATTTTATTAACTCCAAGTCATTGTCCTTGTTGTCAAACTGTTTTGGTACCACAAGGTAAACAAAAAAACTCTCCCTCAGTAGATAGGCTAGATATTAATAAAGGTTATGAGAAAGATAATATATGGATCATTTGTCATTCTTGTAATGTTAGAAAAGGAAACGCTAAACAACCAATAGATTTGTACAAGATCGCAGACGCTTGGTGGGCAAAACTAAAGGATATAAAATGCAAGTTATTATAGTTTTACACGACAGGAAAGATGACAAAGATAAGATAGAATATAGTATCTTTGAAAAGTATTCTGACGGAGAACACCCCGAAGATATGCTTAATAGTCCATCTGTTCAAGTTGGTTCAATATTATCAGGATTTTTAAAAACAATAGAAAAGCATGGTGCTTATCTTGGTTTATTACCTTTGATAGAAGCTGAAGAAAAAGATTTTGATGAAGATGATTTTAGAAACAAAATTAAAAATCGTGATGGCAATGTCATACACGTAAATCTTAATAAAATAAAACCAAAAGGAAATGGATAATGAGTACATTATTAGTTGACGCAGACGTAGTAGCTTATCAAGTTGCTTTCTCAACAGAGGAGCCGATAAGATGGGGTAAAGAAGAAGATGAATACGCAATATGGACATTACATAGTGATGAATTAGATTGCGTAAGAAAAATCAAAGATTACTACAATACTTTAAAACAAGATACACAGTGTAAAGAAATCATATCTGCTTTTAGCGATAAAGATAATTTTAGAAAAGAAATATATCCTGATTATAAATTAAATAGAACTAAACAACGTAAGCCACTAACTTTATCTTTTTGTCGTGACTATATATCTAAAAACTATAATGGCTATGTAAGACCTAGATTAGAAGCTGATGATATACTTGGAATACTTGCAACATCTAAAATAATTAAAGGTAATAAAATTATTTGTAGTATTGATAAAGATTTAAATCAAATAGCAGGATTACATTACAATCCAACACTAAAAGAATTTTATGGTATTACTAAGAAACAAGCAGATTATAATTTTTATTATCAATGTTTAGTTGGTGACTCTACAGATAATTATAAGGGTGCACCTACTTATGGAGAAGTAAAAACTAAAAAGACTCTTACAAATAAAAAGAATTTATGGAAAGTCGTTAAAGATTGTTACAGAGAACAGGGTTTAACTGATGATGATGCGTTAGTACAAGCTAGACTAGCTCGTATATTACGAAGTACTGATTACGATTTTAAAAAGAAGCAACCTATATTGTGGAGTGGTAATGGTAAGTAAAGATATATTTAAAGATATGACCTATGACTCATTAAACAAACAAGTTGATGGAGATCATTACAAAGGCATGAAAATCCAACCTGCTCAGTTTATAAATGAAAATAAATTATTATTCGCTGAAGGCAATGCAATTAAGTACATTTGCAGACACTCTAAAAAAGGAAAACGTAAAGATATAGAAAAAGCAATTCATTATTTAGAAATGATAATAGAGAGGGATTATGATTAAAGAACAACAAATAGTACAATTAGAAAAAAGAGCAAGAGGATTTAGAAGAATTATATCTTCATTAAATGATTTACCTATGTATGGAATAAATCCTACAATAGATAAAATGTTGTATGTTAAAATTCAAGACTTAAAGGATCATCTTAAAAAGAAAATACAAAGAAACAATGAAAGATTAAATGAAATATACACTGAAAGTGTAGATAGTTTAATTGATGATGATGGTTCTTTACAGCCTATAAAAGAAAAAGGTAAAGAAAATGAGTAATATTACAAAAGTAAAAAAATGGAAAAAGAAAACATACATAAGTGCTGATATACTTATGGAAGATGTATTTTATGCTAAAACACCTAATCTTAATTTAAGTTTTCCACCAAGTAATAAAGCAATTTTTACAGTTTTAGAAAAAAGAGAAACTCGATCAACATTAGAGGAAATTGATGAAACAGATGAAAAAATTACTAAAGAAGATCCTACATTGGATCAGTCAAAACCCACCGAAGTATAAATTTGTTTTTGTACTTTGGGAAGACGCAAATAGTGACAGTAGTTGGAACGAGTTAACGACTATTGAACAAATGCTACCAACAATATGTTTAAGTGTTGGTTTCTTAATAAATAAGACAGAAGATGCTTTTATATTAGCATCTGATTTTACTACCGATGAAAAAAATGGACGATATGTTATTGCTGAAGGTGGTAATACTATGGTCATTCCTACCAAAAATGTACTTAAAGTAGTACCTATCCCCCTAAAAATACAAGCTAAATAGTTGCTCTCTTGGATATAACTATGATTTCGCAAGAACTAATTGATTATTTAGAAAAACAATTCCCTAATAAATCGCCTGATTTAAATGATAATGAACGACAAATATGGTTTAAAGCAGGTCAATCAAGTGTTGTATCTCATTTAAGAAACATTCTAAATGATAAAGAAAACAACGTTTTAAACATCAAAACAATCAAGGATATAAAATAAATATGTGTGGATTTTCAAGACCCAAATTACCTCCACCACCTCCCGTGCCAGCTCCGCCTGCAACCGAAATCAATGCTTCTTCAACTCGTTTAAGAGAGAAAGCACCAAAGGCAGTGCAAACAAATACATCTAGTAAAGTTAGCTATTCTAAAAAAAGAGGAAAACAAGCATTAAGAATACCTTTACAAGTTGGCGTAGGTTCAAGTGGAACAGGTGCAAACGTACCTTAATAGATAAACATGGCAAAATATACTACAGCTAAATCAAGATATAACACTCTTGAAGCTATAAGAGATCCGTTTTTAGATAGAGCACGAGACAGTGCCGAGTTTACGATCCCATCTATAATGCCTCGTGAATATCACAGTAAACACACTACACTACATACTCCATATCAAGGTATTGGTGCTAGAGGTACTAATAACCTTTCATCAAAGCTACTTCTAGCTTTACTTCCCCCTAATCAACCATTCTTTAGACTAACGTTAGACGAGTTTACTTTGTCTGAACTTTCAGGTCGAGATGATATGAAAGGTGAGTTTGAAAAAGCTATGGGTTCTATAGAACGTGTAGTTATGAATGAAATGGAAGTTAACAATTTCAGAAACGCATTATTTGAAGCAATCAAACATTTAATTATATGTGGTAATGTTTTATTATACATCACACCTGATCTTAAAATGAAAGTTTATCATTTAGATAGATTTGTAGTTAAAAGAGATGGAATAGGTAATGTATTAGAAATTATTACAAAAGATATGGTTTCGCCATCATCTTTAACTGAAGAACAAAGATTATTAGTTGAAGGAGATAAAGATAAAGATGGTTATGATGACACTTGTGAAATTTACACTTGTGTTAAAAGATCAGCTAACGGTAAAAAATGGGAAGTACATCAAGAAATTTATGAACAAATAGTACCTTCATCTGTAGGAACTTATCCTATAGATAAAAACGCATTTATACCTTTAAGATATACTTCAATAGATAACGCTGACTATGGTAGAGGATTTATAGAAGAATATATTGGTGATCTTAGATCTCTTGAAGCATTATACAGATCTGTTGTTGAAGGATCTGCGGCGGCAAGTAAAGTTTTATTTTTAGTAAAACCAAATGGATCAACTCGTTTAAAAACATTGTCAGAAAGTCCTAATGGAGCAATCCGTGAAGGTAATGCTGAAGATGTAACTACACTTCAAGTTAATAAGTTTTCTGATTTTAATATAGCATTTCAAACAATGAAATTGATTGAAGAAAGATTACAGTTTGCATTTATGTTAAATACATCTGTACAAAGAAATAATGACAGAGTTACAGCTACAGAAATAAATTATGTATCTAAAGAATTAGACGATAGTTTAGGTGGCTTGTATTCTTTATTATCGCAAGAATTACAACTTCCATTAATAAACAGATTAATGTTTCAAATGGAAAGAAAGAAAGCATTACCTACTTTACCTAAAGAAAGTATACGTCCTAAAATTGTAACAGGATTAGAAGCTTTAGGTAGATCAAGTGATTTACAAAGATTAAACACATTTGTTCAACAACTACAACCATTTGCAGAACAACTAATGACATATTTAAATTTAGATGAGTATGTTAAACGAGTTGGTACTTCTCTTGGTGTGGAGATGGAAGGATTAATTAAATCTCCTGAACAGATACAAGCAGAGCAAAGTGCAATGCAAGAACAAATGATGATGCAACAAAATTCCCCTGCTGTCGTAAAAGAAGGCATGGGTATGGTCAGGGATAGTTTTAAAGAACGAGCTAAAAAACAATAAGGAGAAACAATGGCCGAGAAAGTAGATGTACCTGCTGAAGAAGTAAAAGAAACGCAGGAATATATAGACGAAATGTCTAAAAAAGCTGATGATGCAAATAACGTTGCAACTAATGAAACAGCACCAACTCCCGAACCTGTAAAGGAGGAGTTGATACTTGGTAAATTTAAATCACAAGATGATTTAATTAAATCTTATCAAGAGTTAGAAAGAAAACAATCTGAGACACCAAAAGAAGAAACAAAACTTGAAGCAGATAAACCTGTTAATTTTGATTTTACTTCTGCTGAAAAAGAGTTTGAAGAAAATGGTGAACTTAGTAATGATACAATTCAATCACTAGAGAAAGCAGGATTACCTAAATCTTATATAGATAATTATCTTGCTGGCTTAGATGCTGTTGCTTCAAAGTTTGAACAACAAGCTTTTGATAGCACTGGTGGTGAAGATAATTATACAAAGATGACTGATTGGATTACAGAAAATTTACCTGAAGCTGAAATACAACAGTTTAATGATAATATTGGCAAAGATAATGATACAGCATTATTTACTATAAAAGGTATGTATGCTCGTTATCAATCTGAAACTAAAGAGCCAAATCTAGTAACAGGTAACAATGCTCAGCAATCAGGAACAGCATACGAAAGTGTTGGTCAAATGAAAGCTGATATGGCAGACCCTAGATACGCTACAGATAGTGCATTTAGAAAAATGGTTGCCGATAAAGTATCTAGATCAAAAGTTTTATAAGATTCTGTGGATATATTGCTGTCCTAGAATAGCACGTAAAAGTAAGACTTAACCCGTTTGAGGACGGATAATTCTGTGACTGAAATTACTACGCTTAATTAGCAACTAACCTATAACATAAGGAGATATATATAATGTCAAATTATACTGTATCAAATATAGGTCAGAATGCTGGATCAGGTAGTACTACTGCAAACTTTTTAAAAGTATTTGCGGGAGAAGTTATTACTGCTTTTGAAACAGCAAACTCGACACTAGACAAGCACTTAGTCAGAACTATTAGCTCTGGTAAAAGTGCACAGTTTCCTATCGTTGGTAAAGCAACAGCTTCATACCACACAGCAGGAAACGAAATTACTGGTGGTTCAATAACTCACAATGAGAGAACAATCTCTATTGAGAACTTATTAATTGCACCAGTATTTATCGCAAAAATAGACGAAGCAATGTCTCATTACGATGTTAGATCTATCTACTCAAAAGAACTTGGTAGAGCTCTTGCAAATCAAATGGACAAACACGTCTATCAAAACTTAATCTTAAATAGTAGAGCAGGCGCTGCTGCACCTCAAGCTGCAGGGGAAGCTCTAACTGACGCTGACTTCGCAACTAATGCGGCTTCTGCGGCAGCAACTATTTTTAGTGCGGCTGAAAAATTAGATGCAGCTGATGTACCTGCGGAAGACAGATATTGTGCTGTTTCTCCTGCGGTATATTACAATCTAATCCAAGCGACTACTGTTATTAACAGAGATTGGGGCGGATCAGGTTCTTACTCTGATGGTAAAGTTCTTAAAGTTGCAGGTATTAACATTGTACCTACAAACAACTTACCATCTTCAAACATCAGTTCTGGTGTTGATCAAGGTTCTAGCACAAATTTTGCTGGAAACTTCTCAACTACAGTTGGTTGTGTTTGGCAGAAAAATGCAGTTGGAACAGTTAAATTAATGGATCTTTCTACGGAGATGGAATACCAAATCCAAAGACAAGGTACGTTAATGGTAGCTAAATACGCTATGGGTCACGCACCTTTAAATCCAATCTGTTCGATTGAAATCAAAACTTCGTAATTAATTACGTTAGTTTTACTTTGGGAGGCGGCTTCGGTCGCCTCTCTTTTATAAAATTTATATTATGACAACTACAGTTACTTCAAAATTGGAAGCAGTTAATACAATGCTTACAGCGATAGGGGAAAGCCCTGTTAACACAATTACATCTTCAACTACAACAGATGTATCAATTGCTTTACAAATATTAGATAATGTATCAAGAGAAGTACAAAGTGTTGGTTGGCATTTTAACACAGATACAAATTATTTATTAACTAAAAACGCATCTAATCAAATTGAATTACCATCTAATGCTTTGAGAGTTGATAATTCAAATAAAGATGCTGACAAAGATTTAGTAGAAAGAGGTAGAAAACTTTGGGATAGAGAAAACCATACTTACACTATTACTAAAGATATTAGAGTTAACATTACTTGGTTTTTAGAATTTATAGAATTACCGGAAACTGCAAGAAGATATATTACAATTCGTGCGGCAAGAATATTTCAAGATAGAATGTTAGCTTCAGAAACTTTACATACGTTTCACCAAGTTGATGAACTACAAGCTTTATCTGCATTAAAAGAACACGAAGGAGATACTAGAGATCATAGTATCTTTGATAACTACAGTACATATAGAGTTATAGATAGAGATAACTTTCAACCTGCGAAAACTACAATTAGCGATGAATAATGAGTGCAAGATTAATTTCAAATTCAATTCCAAATTTATTGAATGGGGTGTCACAGCAACCCGACACAATAAAATTACCCAATCAAGCAACTATACAAGAAAATGCTCTTTCTGATATTATTACTGGTTTAGGTAAAAGACCGCCTACAGAACACATAGCAAAATTAAATACTGATACGTTAACAAACAGTAAAGTACATATTATTAATAGAGATCAAAATGAACAGTATGCTGTTTTAGTTAATAATCAATCTATAAAAGTTTATGACTTACAAGGTAACAATAAAACTGTAGTTACACCTGATGGTCTTTCTTATTTAACGTCATCAGCACCACAAGACGATTTTAATTTAGTAACTGTTGCTGACTATACTTTTATTGTTAACAAAACTAAAACAACAGCAATGTCAGGAAGTGCATCTACAACACGACCTGATGAAGCTTTGTTTTATGTTAAGAATGGTCAATACAGAACAACGTATGAAATTAAAATAGATGGTGCGTCTGTTGCTAGTTTTACAACTTTAGATAATTCTAATGCGTCAAATGCTTCATCAATTACTACAGATAATATTGCAACCCAATTAACTAACAACTTAAACAGTAATTTATCAGGTTACACAATTAGTAGAGATGGTTCTATTATTTATGTTTCTAAAAATTCAGGAACATTTACAGCAGAAGTTTCTGATGGACTTGGTGGTGATGGTTTAATTTTAGTAAAAGATAAAACTAACTCGTTTGCTGACTTACCCTATAAAGGATACAATGGGTTTGTTACAGAAATAGTTGGTGATGGCGGAACTGAATTTGATAATTACTTTGTAAAGTGGGACGGAACTGCTTGGGTTGAAACTGTAAAAGATGGATTAGATAATTCATTTGATACATCAACAATGCCACATTTATTAATACGAACTGCTGACGGAAATTTTAGGTTTTGCAAAGCAGACGGCTCATCTTACACGGTTAGTGGTACTTCATATACGGAGCCTGAATTTGCATCTCGAACTGTAGGGGACGAGGTAACAAGCCCCGACCCTACATTCGTTGGAAGAAAAATAAATGATATATTCTTTTATAGAAATAGACTTGGCTTTTTGTCTGATGAAAATGTAATCTTTTCTAAAGCAGGTAAGTTTTTTACATTTTGGGCTACAACAGTAACTACATCAATTGATGATGATATGATTGATTTAGCTGTTAGTCACAATAAAGTTTCTATCTTAAAATATGCTGTACCATTTAATGAACAGTTAGTTTTATTTTCTGATCAATCACAATTTACATTAGATGCTGAAGAAATACTTTCAGCTAAAACTGTATCTATTAATCAAACTACTGAGTATGAAATAGATGATGGTGTTAAACCTATTGGTCTAGGACAAAATATTTACTTTGGAATATCTAGAGGTAGTTTTGCAGGTGTTAGAGAATATTATGTAAATGCTGATACTGAAATTAAAGATGCTTTAGATACAACAGTTAATTTACCAAGATACATTACTGGTGGCCTTACAGGACTAAAAGGATCTTCTGCTGAAAATACATTGTTTGCATTTGCTTCAGGGGAAAGAAACTCTTTATTTGTTTATAAGTATTACTTTGATACAGGATCAAAAGCATTACAAAGATCTTGGTCTAAATACAAATTTGCTGATGCAGATGTATTACTTGATGGAGATTGTATTCAAAACTATTTGTATATGGTTGTTAAAAGAGCTGATGGTACATATTTAGAAAAGTTAAATTTAAAAACAAATGAAGTAGATACTGGTTTAGATTTTCCTGTTTTATTAGATCGAAAAACGAGTTTGTCAGGAAGTTATGATAGTGGCACAGATAAAACTACATTTACATTACCATATGAAGAATCAGGATCAATGGACGTTGTATTAGGTGGTGCTTGGTCATCAACACAAAAAGGTAGAAATATTCCTATTGCGAGTAAAACAAATACTACAATTCTAGTAGATGGTGATTATTCAGCTAACCCAGTGTTAGCAGGACGTAAGTATACTTTTAAATATCAATTTGCAACTTTTTATGTGAGAGAACAAAAGGCAAGTGGTAATTCTACATCTGTTAATACAGGTAGATTACAACTTAAAAAAATGAGTATTATATTTGGAGACACAGGTTTCTTTGAAGTAAATCTAACTCCATTAGCAAGAGACACATCTATATATAAATTTACAGGGCAAGTACTAGGATCTAGCACATTTACTATTGGGCAACCTAATTTAGAAAGTGGTACTTTTAAATTTCCTATACAATGTAAAAACACAGATGCAGTTATATTCATATCTTCCGATAGTTACTTACCTTGCAACTTTTTATCGGCAGAGTGGGAGGGATTATATTCTGTTCTTTCTCAACGAATAATAACATAATGAAAATAGATGAAATAGAAGCAACAGCAGAGCATATAAAATTATTAGTAAAAGATTTAAGACCTGAAGATGCAGAAGAAATAAAAGCTAAATCAGGTACAGATGATATAGAAAAAACTTTACTAAAAGGTTTTACAATGACTGATTATTGTAGATCCTTTTTTGTAGATGATGAGATTGTAGGTATCTATGGAGTAGTGGCGGCACTTGATGACAAAACTATTGGATCTCCATTTTTATTATGCACACCTAAAATTAAAAAGATTAAGATAAAGTTTTTACGTGAGTGTAAAAACAGAGTCAAAGAAATGCAGGATAAGTTTCCTGTATTATTTAATTATATAGATAGTAGAAACAAACTTCATTTAACTTGGCTTAAATGGTGTGGGTTTAGAATTATTAACGAAAAAACATTTAGCGATGTTTTATTTTATGGATTTTATAAGGAGAAGAAATAAATATGTGTACACCCGAAGCGTATATAGCAACTAGAGTATTACAAGGTTATACGCAGTACCAATCAGATAAAGCAAAAGCTAAAAATATAAATAGGGATACACAAACTAAAGCAGCTACTTTACGAGATGAAGCTATCTACACTGACAATGCTTTTATTAGAAAAAAAGAAGAAGCTGATCAAAAAGCAAGTTTTCAAAAAGCAAAAATATCAGATAGAAAATTACAAGTCGAAGGTGAGGCTAGAGCATCTTTAGGTGAGAAAGGTGTTGGTGGTAATTTATTTGTCAGCGTACTTGGAGATATAGCTCGAAATGCAGGTAAAGAACTAAACACAATAGATTTAAACTACGAAAATAAAATTAGAGGTATTGCTACAAACAGGCTTGCTCAAAACAGAATGTATAGCAATCAAATATTAAAATTACCTAGAGCATACAAACCTAGTTGGGCAACCTATGCTCTTGAAGCAAGTGTTGATATTGGTGGAATGTATATGGCTAATTCAGCACCTAAAACTCCATCAGGAGGAAATCAAGGTGTTCTTGTAGGAGATGCTCCATAATGGCTAAAACAAATACAGATCTAGGAATAAATGTTGCATTAGAAAACGCACCTACGCCTAAACCTGTAATGAATGTTGGCCAAGAAAAAATTGTTGGTAAAGATCCTTTTGGAGCTCTTTCTGCATCATTAGCAAAAATTAATCCTACTATTAAAAAATTAGCTGATCAAAATTTAAAAGATCAAGCAGACAAAGACTTTGAACAAGGTAAAGCTGAAATTAATGGAATGACATTAGATGAAGCTAGAGAAGCACATAAAAAAGGATTTCCTGATATTTTTAATGGTTGGGCAAGATACGGTGCATACAAACAATATGCTGTTAACTCTGTAGAAGATTTTAATGCACAATTTAAAAACGATTATTATGCTCAAAGAAATGAAGCAGGCTACAATTGGCAAGATCATTATAATCAAGAAAGTGAAAAGTATTTAGTAGATAAAGCAGGTGATGAATTTTTTACATCAGCTTATAATGAGGGTACAGCTAAACTAAGACAATGGTTAAACGTTCAAGAGTTTGAAAAACAACAAGATGATCTTAGTTATAAAGTATTTGGTAATGCTACTTTATCTTTACAAACTTTACCTAATAAAGTTGAAGAACAATTAGAAATAGATTTTTATACTGACGAATTAGCTAATGATCCTGAAGGTATGAACACTAATAACTACAAGGAAAGAAAAGCTGAATTTTTTAGAAAGAATATGTCTAAATATTTTAAAAATATGTTTTATGATATGAAAGAAAATAGAAATCCTGCATTATCTTTAAAAGATTTTGATGAAATATTAATTAATTCTGCTGAACAGCACGCTAAATTAGATGGTAGATTTTCAAGAGAATATATTGAATTATTAACTTCTAATAGACCTGATGGAACACCTTCAGTTTTAAATAGTAAAGAATATAGACAAAGAGTTGAAAAATTAATTGGAACTTTAACTGATGCTATAACTTTAAATAATAATGGTGCAAGTTGGTTTATAGGCAATGTTGGTTCTATGTCTAAAGCAGATAGAACACAATTAGGTACAGATCTTTTTAACAAAGAATATAGAATTAAAAAATCAGAGGGTAGGTCTGATGCTGATGCGTTTGTAGCAACTACTTTAACTTTAATGCCTGGTTTAAAAAGAAATGAACCAGTAAAGCCTATATTAGATTTATTAAGTAAGCCATTAACTAGAGAATATACTGAAGATAATAAATTAGCTTTAGAAGTTTATGCCGCTTTAGAAAAAAATGGAATTACAGGTATTTACTTTGAAGAAAATGATAAAAATAAATTTAAATATTATGTTGCTAATTTAAGAATACAAGCAGGTGAAGACCCTAGAGATGTTATTAAAAGTATGGGTTCTATGGATACAACTACCCAAGAAATTAATGATTTAACTTCATCAGATAAACAGAAGATACAACTATTTTCATCTGCAAATATGGCTAACGCCAATAACCAAGAGTTAGCTTATATGACTGCTAAATACTTTAAAAATATAGTAGGTGGCGTTGAATCTGATTATATAAAATTAACTGAAAAGTTTTTAGAGGAGCATTACGAAGTTGTTAATGATCGTTACATTAGTAAATATAAATTAAATGCTTTTGGTGTTACTAAAGATAATTATGATGCTTTTAAAGTTACAGCAATTGAAGTTCTTAAAGATAAACTTAATACAGAAAAAAACATAATACAAGAAACAGATATAGTTGGTTTCTTTTATGATGAAACTAATATTGATGTAGACGGGACACCACCAAACAAAACTGAAGGTATAGACATAGATAAATATGAATTGATTGTAGATACTAATGATGATGTTGTTTACTTCAAAGAAGATGATGGATCTCCATTAGAAGTGCCTGCAACTGTTGAGTACAAAGATGGTCAAACCGTTTGGCTTCAACTCCCTCTAAAGCTAGTTAAAGATACTTTTGCTGACAAAGTAAAACGTCAAGAAGAAGAACAAGCAGTAAAAGATTTAGAGGCGTTTGAGAAAAAACGATTACGAAAAGAAAAAATGCAAAGAATATTTGATGAAACAAAGGATAGAGTACCATAATGAAAAACATAAATTGGGAATTTATTTCTAGCCTAGAAGGTAAAGGAGTAAATAAAGCTTACGTACCTAGTGATAACTCAGGTGTAACTGTTGCTACAGGATTTGATTTAAAAGAAAAAGATGTAAATCTATTAAATGAAATGGGCATATCATCAGAAACAATTGATGTGTTACAGCCTTATTTTGGCAAGTCTGGTGATGAAGCTAAAGAAGCATCTACAAACTTTTCTATTACTGATGATCAAGTAGCTGAAATAGATAAAGCAAGTCACAATTGGTATGCACAACAAGTTAAAAGAACATACGAAAGTCAAGATCATAAAGTACCTTTTGATGATTTAACAATAGGACAAGCTACATCAGTAGCGTCTGTTGGTTTTCAACACGGAACAGCTTTTAAAAGAAAAGATGGTTCTGAAATGAATTTTATAAAACAAGCTAGAGATGGAGACTGGGACGCTGTTGAATCTAATTTAAGAAACTTCGGAGATCAATTTAACACTAGAAGAAACAAAGAAGCAGATTTATTAGCTACCGAAAAAAAAACTCCTAAGTTTACACCAATAGATATAACTAAACAAAAAGATCTATTTAGTGAATTACCTGATGTTAGTAGAGGTTTATTTTTAGATAAAGCATACAATCACAGTCAGTTTCAAGAATTTATTGCTAATCAAAATACATTTTCACACGCAGTAAAAGCATCTATTAGAGAGAATACAATATTTGCTAATGGTTTTGATTTATTCTTTAATAAAACATTTGTTCAAGAAGATGGTTTTAGTTACGAAAATAACAAACAAGATTTTTTAGATACAATTAAAAAGTATGAATTAAGAGGTGCTTACATGGACGAGCTTTTAGGAGCTCTTAATACTGGACACCTAGAGTACTTAGGACAAAAAGCACAAAGACACCAAAAGAATGCTGAGATGTTAGCTAGTATGGGTTGGAAAGGTATTGCATTACAGTTTGGTACATTTTTATTAGATCCTATAAATTTAACAGGCTATGGAGCTCTCTCTAAAGTAATGAAAGCTAAATCTTTTCTTACAGGATTATCGAGAAGAAAAACTTTTATTAAATCAGGATTAGCTTATGGCTCTATGGAAGGTGCTTTATATAGTCCAATAGCGGCTAACAACCCTACAATGGGTCTTAATGATATACTTATCTCATCAGCTTTAGGTGGTACTCTTGGAGGGGGAGTAACTGCATTATTTGCAAAATCTGTAAAAAATGTAGGTCTTGCAACTCAAAGAGCTGACTTATTAGAAAATGGTTTAATACCTACAAAGAAAGCAGAAGAAACAACATTTAAGAATGTAAAGCATACTCTTAAAAATAAAAAGTTTACAAAAGAGATGCAAGAGATAGATCAAATTGATGCTATAGAACCTGCTTTTGCAACTGCAAGAGATTTACCATTTTTAGGTCTAGCTATGACTAGATCAGGATCATTAGGTTCTAGTATGTCAAAACTAGCAAAGAAATTTGCATTTGATAATATGGAAGACCCTATTGGTTGGGCAACAAAAGATTCAGGTATTATTCAAAAAGATTTTGTACCACAAGCACCTACAACAGAAATAATTAGAGATACAATGGTTATGGAAGCTCATAACGTTGTTTATACTAAAGGCGGTCTTAATGATGCTGTAAAAGGTTATCTTAAAGCCAAAGGTTATGGTGGTAGTATGATAAGTGACCTTAAAGGTTTCTTTCAGTTTAGTCATAAAAGAGATTTTATGTACAAAGTTAAAAGAGCTATGATTGCTCTTAGTAAGCCTGCTAAACTTAGAAATTCAGATGAATTAGAAATACTTAACGATACAAATATTGTTAAGGGTGCAAATGCTTATGCAGATGGTTTTCAATTATTTGTAAACAAATTAAGAGAAGCTGGTGTTGAAGGTGCAGAAGATTTAGCGGCTAACACTGGTAGATATTATGTTCCTAGAAAAGTTAGTTTTGATAGCTTTGTTGATTTAGAAAGAAGAATTGGCGAAGAAGGTATAGAAGAATTACTTACAAATGCTATCGCAAGAAAGCAACCACTTATAAATAGATTAGATAATCCTATTGCAGAAGCACAAGAGATTAGAGTTAAAACAGGTAAAGATAAACCAAAAACAGAAAAAATATCTATTACAAAAGCACAAGCTTTAGCTAAAGCTATAATGAAAGCGGCTAAATATAATAGTAGATATGGTGGTTTTGATATTGAACAACTTGTTAAAATTAGAGATCCAAAATTATTAAGAGAATACATAGATGATGTATTTGGTAATTTAGATGATGCTCAACGAAATGAATTATTTGATGGATTACAAAATCAATTAAAATTAATTACATCAGGCAGATTTGAAGCAAGAATAAGATTAGATGAAAACTTTGAACAAGTTTTAACTAAAGGTAAAGCGGCAGGTCAAAAAGTTAAACTTGATGAAATGTTTGAAAATGACATAGATTTACTTTGGCATTCTTATACAAATGAAATGTCAGGTTGGTATGCTTTAGCTGATAAACTCGGTGTTAAAAGTAGAAACCAATGGTTAAAGTATAGTAACGAAATAAAAAGAGATATTAATAGTTCATACAGAGATCAAAAGAAACTAGGTGTTGGAAGACAAATTGTTAACATTCAAAATAGAAATATTGATAATGTAGCTATTAAAGAAGAAGAAAAAGTTATAGATAGTTTCTTTAATAATCTTATGGGACGTTCTACAGAGGGCGGAGATCCATCTTCAGGTTATCAAGCGTGGTTAAGAGATTTAAGAAGATTTAATTTTATTAGGGTACTAAACCAAGTAGGTATTGCACAGCTTCCTGAGTTTGGAGTTGTTACTGCACAAATTGGTTTAAGAACAATGCTTAATGAAATGCCTGCATTAAGAAAACTTTTTGATGATGCGGCCGCAGGTAAATTACCTGATACATTTAGAAAAGATCTTGCTGTTATTGGTGCATCTAATGGAGATGATCATTTATATAGATTACACCAATCTTTAGAAGTGTTAGATAGAGGTGCCGCAAAATCAGATTTTCAAAAAGGTGCTATTCTTTCAAAAGCACAAGCAGGTGCGGCAGAAAAAATTACAGGTTACTCATCAGGATTATTACATATTGATAGCATACAAAGAAAAATAGCTATGCGTGGCTTTGTAAATAATATGGCCGAAGATTTAATTGGAGCTAAAGGTAATGTTTTAAAAAGTTTATCTAAAGGTAAATTAAATAGATACCGAGTTTTAGGATTGAGTGATAGTGATTTGGTTGCATTAGCAAAAGAATTTAATAGTTCTAAAGTTGTTAAAACAAAAAATGCTTTAGGTTATAGAGTTTTAAGTTTTGATTTTGTTGCTATGAAAGATCAAGAGTTAGTTAAAAGATTTGCAGTAGCAGTTAATAGGTTTACAAGACGTTCTGTTCAGTACAATCATATTGGAGATACAAGTAGATTCTTTACTGACAACACATTAGGAAAAACATTTTCTCAGTTTAGGCAATTCATTATGAATGCTTGGAACAAACAGTTTTTACATAATGTTGCAATGATGGACGCACAAACTTTTAATATGTTTGTCTTTACTACAATGATTGGTGGTTTAGCATATACCGCACAAGTTCACTTCAACACTATAGGTATGTCTAATACTGAAAAGAAAAAGTATATTAAGAAAAGACTTGGTGAAAGAGGTGACTACAGTAAAGTAGCAAGAGCCGCTTTCCAAAGAGCAGGCTGGTCTTCTGTGATGCCTCCTTTTATGGATATGATTACAGGACAAGTAGCACCTGAACATAGATTTAATACAAGATCATCAGGAGCAGAAATGAATCTAATTACAGGAAACCCAACATACGATTTAGTATTTGGAAAATTATTTCCTACATTAGGTGCGGGCTTAAAAGCGGCAACAACAGATTATCAATTTAGTAAAGGGGATTTTAATAGAATGATGAGAATACTTCCTTATCAAAACTTATATGGAATAAATCAAGTACTTAATTTTATTAGAGATAATTCAGGATTACCTGACAAAGGAGCTAGGAGTTTATATTAAATATGGCGTTTGCAATAGATACATACACAGGAAATGGAAGCACGACAACTTACAGTGTTACTTTCCCTTACATTGAAAAAGCACACGTAGTTGTAACACTTGATGGTGTTACTAAAAATTTAACATCAGATTATACGTTTGCAAGTTCTTCTACAATTACATTTTCAACTGCACCTGCGTCAGGTGTAGTTATAAAATTTACTAGATCATCTAATAGAACAGCTAGACTTGTAGATTACCAAGATGGATCTACACTTACAGAAGCTACTCTTGACCAAGATGGAAACCAAAGTTTCTTCATGGCACAAGAAGCTATTGATGTTACAGAAAATACTATTGGTCTTACAGGTAGTGATGAGTGGGACGCAGATAATAAAAAGATTATAAATGTAACTGACCCGACAACTAATCAAGGGGCGGCTACTAAAAATTATGTTGATACAAAATTAGCGGCAGATGTTTCTACAGTTAATACTTATAAGACTGCTGCTGAAACAGCAAAGACGGCTGCTGAAACAGCAAAAACAAGTGCTGAAACTGCAAACACAAGTGCACAATCTGCATTAACACAAGTACAAACTATTTATGATACGTTTGACGATAGATTTTTAGGAGCTAAATCAAGTAACCCTTCTGTTGATAATGATGGAAATACTTTACAAGACGGAGCTCTATACTGGGACACGGGAAATAATTTATTAAAAGTTTACGATTTATCAAATACACAATGGGTACAAGTTCAACTTTCATCTACAAACCAAACAAATGTAAATACTGTTGCGGGTCAAATTTCTCCAACAAATAACATAGCGACAGTTGCAGGAGCTAACTCAAATATTACAACTATTGCTAGTGATATAAATGGTTCTAATAATTTAGGCACTGTTGCAACAAATATTGCTAATGTAAATTTAACAGGTGGATCAATTGCAAATGTAAATACAGTTGCTACAAATTTATCTGGAGTAAATAGTTTTGCAGAAAGATACAGAGTACAAGCAGGAGTACCTTCATCAAATAATGATGTGGGTGACCTCGTTTTTGACCAAACGGCAGGAAAGCTAAAAGTTTTTGATGGTTCGTCATATGCACTTGCAGGGTCAAGTGTAAATGGAACATCACAAAGATTTAAATTTACTGCAACAGCAGGTCAAACCACATTTACCACAGATGACGCAGGAACATCATTAACTTATGACGTTGCGTCAGGAACAGCTTTTGCAGATATTTATTTAAATGGTGTTAAATTAGATACAACAGATTTTACAGCAACTAATGGTACTTCAATAGTATTAGCTAGTGGTGCTTCAGTTAATGATATTTTACAAGTCGTGGCGTATGGTACATTTAACTTAGCTTCATTTAGTGCAAGTAATTTAACGTCAGGCACAATTAATGGAGACAGATTACCTTCACCAGTATTAACAGTTAAAGGTGATGGTTCTTCTACAGACGGTGCTATTCAATTAAACTGCTCACAAAATTCACATGGTGTAAAAATTAAATCACCACCACATTCAGCAGGTCAAAGTTATACTTTAACTTTACCTCAAAGTATTACTAATGGTTATTATCTTAAAACAGATGGTTCAGGTAACTTATCTTTTGCAGAAGTACCTCAACCAGTAGTACCAACAGTAGCAGATGTTTCTCAAACGATTGCACCTGCAACAGCTACAACGATTAATATTACAGGAGCAAATTTTGTATCAATACCAATAGTTGAGTTTATAAAAACAGATGGCTCAGTTACACTTGCTAATACAGTTTCATTTACAAATGCTACAACGCTTTCAGTAAATGTAACTTTAGCATCAGGTAATTACTATGTAAGAGTAGAAAATCCTGATGGTAACGCAGGAAGAAGTACAAATAATATTTTAACGGCATCTACAGCACCTTCGTTTACAATAAACGCAGGCTCATTAGGAACTTTTGCAGGTAATTCTTCAGGAACATTAGCTACGATTACAGGTTCATCAGATAGTGCAATTACATTTTCAGAAGTTGGCTCAAATTTAGCAACTGCCAACGTAACTCTTAATTCATCAACTGGTGCATTAGAGACAACAGATTTTGGCGGAAGTAGCACAACCGCAACTTTAACAAATTTTACAATCAGAATAACTGATGCAGAAAATCAAACAACAGACAGAGCTTTTAGTTTTACTTCTAGCTTTGGATTATCAAACGGGGGACAATTTAATTAATGGCTTCAACAAAAATTACAAGAACATCATCAGCAAGTTCAGAAAAAAAATTAACTATTTCTTATTGGCTTAAAAGGTCAAGTACAGGAGAAGAATCAGTTATCGGTAATACTAATGATGGTTCTAATTGGGCTATGTTTTATTTTAATGGTGCAAACAAATTACAATTTGCATCTTATATTGGTGGTTCTTATGTTATGAGATATACAACAAACAGAACTTTTTCTGATGTTGGAGCTTGGTATCATCTAGTTGCAACAGTTGATGTCAGTTTATCTACACCTGAAGTTAAAATTTATGTTAATGGTGAAGAACAAACAAGTTTGCAATATAATACAACACCATCACAAAATGCTGATATAGGTTGGTTTAATGCTTGGAATTTCGAAATAGGAGTACAGTTTGGTTCGTCATATTATCTAAATGGTTGTTTAGCAGATTTATATTATATTCAAGGTTATATACATCCAGCTTCTACTTTTGGTGAAACAGATGCAACTACTGGTCAATGGAAACCAAAAACTTCACCAACAATAAATTATGGTGGAAATGGTGGAAACTCTTGTCATCTTAAATTTGAAAATTCTGCTAATATGGATTTAGATAGTGGCGACAATAATTTATCTCTCACAACAACAGGTACTATTACACAAACTTTAGATAATCCTAGTAATAACTTTGCTACATTAAATGTATTACAACCATCAAGTAGTGTATTAACAATTACTAATGGCAATACTCACATTTATAGTCAATCTCCTAATTCTTGGACAACGACACCTACAACTCTAGCAATTCCCCCAACAAGTAAAATTTATTGGGAAATTAAATGTATAGGTGTTTGGGGTTCATCTTTTTGTCAATTACATGGAATAGTAAATTTAGATAATATTTCACAGGAAGCAAATAATGTACAAGCTAGTGATAGCTCAGATTGTTATGGGTGGAAAAATGATGGAAGTTTTAAGAATAATGGAAGCACAGTTAGTAATACTTCTTGGGCATCTTCATACACAACAAACGATATTTTAATGTTTGCTTTAGATAATAGTAATGGAGCATTATATGTTGGAAAAAATGGAAGTTGGTTAAATAGTGGAGACCCGACAAGTGGTGCAAGTAAAACTGGAGCTTTACCAGTTACAGCAGGTTTAACTTATGCTCCTCATTCTGAAACAAAATATGGTTCTGATAAACCTGCTTATAATTTTGGGAACGGAGTTTTTGTTTCGACAGCAATAACAACAAATAGTGGAAATGGATATGCAGGAGCAGAAGGCAAATCTAAATTTAATTATCAACCACCGACAGGCTATAGTGCCTTAACAACTTTAGGAATGAACGAATAATGGCATACACAACAATTTCAAATTACACATCACAATTTGCAGTAAAGCAACATACTGGTAATGCAACTGATAACACAGCAATTACTGGAGTTGGTCATCAACCATCAATTATATGGTCAAAAAATATTACAGATAGTGGAACTAATCATTATTTTATTGATAGCGTTAGAGGTGTTACAAAAAGAATTTATCCTAGTAGCAGTAGTGCAGAAGGTACAGATGCAACTTTACTTAAAAGTTTTGATAGTGATGGTTACACATTAGGTGATGGTTCTATGAACCAAAGTGGAAAAAGTCACATTAATTATCTTTGGAAAGGTGGAGCAACATCAGGAATTACGACTAACGGAACAACATCAATTACACCATCTTATTATAATTTTAATCAAACGAATGGAATGAGTATTATAAAATGGGCAGGTAATGGAGTAGATGGTGCTTATATACCACATGGTTTGGGAAAAGCTCCAAAAATGATTTGGGTAAAGTCTCTCGGATTATCAGAAGATTGGCAAGTTTATTCAGAAGGTGCAGGTAATCAAGGTAGAGGTTGGCTTAGTTATAGTAATACTTGGAGTACAAGTAATGGTGCTTGGGGAAGTTTTACACCTGACACAGTAAATTTTAGAGTATCAAATGACAGTCACATGAACGCAAATGGTCACGATTTTGTAGCATATTGTTTTGCTGACATAACTGGTTATCAAAAAATATTAAGTTGGACTACAAGTGGGGAAGCAACACATACGCCATTTTTATATTGTGGTTTTGCTCCAAAATTCTTTTTATTATGGAATACAAATAATGGTGGCAGACAAGGAATAGTAGATATTTATAATGCTCCATACAATCCAAATGGTAAAGTAGTTTATCCTCATAGCTCAAATGCTGTAGCAACAACAGGTGACTATGCCTGTGACCTACTTTCTAATGGGATAAAAGTTAGAGCTAGTGCAACAAGCAATATTAATCACACTTATGGAAACACTTATGTGGCTTTAGCTATTGGTCAAAGTTTAGTAGGAAGTAACAACGTACCAGCAAACGGAAGGTGAGGTAAAAAATTATGAGTAAAAATAGAAAAATAGCAGATTTATTAGATGATAACGGAGACGTTAAATCTACACATTTAGATAACGTACCAGCTGTTGATTTAACAAATCTAAGTGCAAGTAACTTAACTTCAGGTTCAATACCTGACGCAAGAATACCTGCTAGTGCAGTATCTCAACACGCATCATCTTTTGACGATAATAAAATTGTTAATGATATTTCTACACTTGCTTTAAGACAAGCAACAAATGAAAATGCA